TGGTGGCTCGCTCCTGATGGCACAAAGTCCCGCACCAAGAAAGCATTGGTCGAGAAGGGCTTTAAAGCTAAGGAGATAACCAAGGGTGAGTCTGTTGTTAAGACAATCCCGTTCAACCCCAACAGTCGTGATCAGATAGCTGAACGACTAATGGCTAATGGCTGGAAGCCTAGCTCCTATGAGGGCAAACGACCAGCAATCAACGAGGCGGTACTCAAGGACATCGGTACACCCCAATCCGAGAAACTCCTTGAGTACCTCCTCGTCACCAAGCGTCTAGGTCAAGTGGCTGAGGGTAAACAAGCGTGGCTCAAGCTAGAGCGCAACGGACGTATCCACGGATCTGTGAATACCAACGGGGCTGTCTCTGGTCGATGCACCCACAGGAATCCGAATGTGGCTCAAGTGCCTTCTACTCGTGCTCCTTATGGTGGCGAGTGTCGCTCTTGCTTCACTGCTCCAGAGGGCAAGGTGCTTGTAGGTGCGGATGCTAGTGGCCTAGAGTTGCGATGCCTAGCTCACTACCTAGCTCTGTTCGGAGATAAGGAATACGCCAAGACTATCCTCGAAGGAGATATTCACACGGCTAACCAAAAGGCCGCTGGGTTGCCTACTCGTGATGCCGCAAAAACATTTATCTACGCTTTCTTATATGGCGCAGGTGATGCCAAGATTGGTTCTATTGTTGGTGGTTCTGCCAAGCAAGGTAAAGCTCTCAAGGCTTCCTTCATGAAGAAGACACCATCCATCAAGAAGCTCTATGACGCTGTAGCGAACGCTCTGGAAACTAAGGGTATGCTACGAGGTATTGATGGACGCCCCCTTCCCTGTCGCTCTCCTCACTCTGCTGTGAATCTCCTGCTCCAGTCAGCAGGTGCGGTAGTTATGAAGCAAGCCCTCGTGGAGTTTACCAAGATGGCTAAGTTCCCCTATGAGCTTTTAGCTAACGTTCATGACGAGCAGCAATTCAGTTGCGACCCTAAGCACGCCGACGAGCTCGGTAGGACGTTCTGTAACGCTCTAGGGAAAGCTGGAGAGGTTCTCAAGTTTAACTGCCCACTAGATGGAGAGTTCTCTGTCGGGGCAAATTGGAAAGAAACACACTAAAATACACACATGAAAGAAACAAAAAACAAACTCCTACTAATCGACGGTGATATGTTACTCTACAAGGCTGCTTGTGCGGCTGAGCAAGAGATGCGCTGGGATGACAACACGTGGACACTTCAAACCAACATGGTGGAAGCTAAAGCTGAGGCAGACCGCAACATTGATACCATCAGTAAAGCACTCAAGAGTAAGAAGATTAAGGTCTTCTTTTCTCCTAGTCGTACGTTCCGTCACGATATGTGGCCAGCATACAAAGCCAACAGAAAAGACAAGCGTAAGCCTCTAGGTATCGGTGAGCTCCGTGACTGGATGATGGAGGAGTATGACTCTGTTATGTATCCAAGAATTGAGGCTGATGATGCTATTGGTGTGTGGGCTACAGAAGACCCTGAGAACCGTGTTGCTGTCTCTGGAGACAAGGACTTCGGAACACTCCCGATCCACTGGTACAATCACCTAAAGGACACCTTGCGTATCATCACCAAGGAAGAGGCAGATCACTTCCACCTAGTACAATCCCTCATGGGAGACACTACGGATGGCTTTGGTGGTCTCAAAGGTTGTGGCCCTATGACCGCTAAGAAACTCCTAGAGAAGAATGGAGCTACTTGGAAGACCGTTGTGGACGCCTACGAAGCTAAAGGGTTCACCGCCGATGACGCACTAATGACTGCACGTCTAGCTCGTATTCTTCAGCACGGAGACTACGACTTTGACACTAACGAAGTAACCCTGTGGAATCCTACAAATGCTTAATTCAATTGACAAATTAGTACACGACATCGAACAAGCCAACATCAAACACAACGAAAAGATGACTGAAGTAATTAATACTGTTCTCCCTGACTCTGGGGCTCGCTCCGAGTTCACCACTGGAGCTGTCCGAGATGCCTCCGAAGGAAAGGGAAATCCATCCTTGATACCTGTAGATGCTCTTCGGGCTGTTGCTCGGCGATTTGAAGACGGAGCTACCAAGTACGGGCGGGATAACTGGAAGCAAGGTATTCCTCTTAGCCGCTACGTGGACTCTCTGTATCGTCATCTCTGGCAGTTCATGGAAGGAGATACTAC